CGTCCGCGATTTCCGCCGGTTGCAGGAAGCCGAGAAGGTCAATAAAGATCTGACCACCTCGACGACCGTTTCCATCATGTCCGACTCGTACGCGAACGAGAATGTTTCGGCCATCCGGTACGCGGAATGGAAGGGGGTGCTCTGGGAGGTGACCAACATCGACGAAGAGCACCCCCGTCTCATTCTCCAGCTGGGAGGGAAATACAATGGGCCGACGGCTTGAGCTGCAAGCTCTTCTCGAGACCATCTGTCCCAACGTATATTTCCAGGGGCCGAACAGTTCGCAGATGCAGTACCCGGCGATCGTTTACGAACGCGATCGTTCTGACACAAAATTCGCGGATGACAAGCCGTATTCCGTCACCACAAACTACAGCTTGACCCTGATCACCAGGAATCCGGACGACGCCATATTCGAAGCGCTCAGTGGCCTTCGAATGTGCGCTCACGAGCGGCATTTCGCCGTGAACAGTCTGAACCACGACGTGTTCAGCATTTACTTCTGAGAGGAAAGAGCATGACGAGGATCCAGTGGGATCAGACGGGCGAGCGCAGGTACGAAGGCGGCGTCGACCACGGCGTCCTGTACGAGCGTGACCCCGCCGGCGAGTACTCGACGGGCGTCGAATGGAACGGTCTGACCACCGTCACCGAATCGCCGTCGGGTGCCGAGTCCAACCCCCAGTACGCGGACAACATCAAGTACCTGGACCTGATCTCGGCGGAGCAGTTCGCCGCCACGATCGAGGCGTTCACGTACCCGGACGAGTTCGAGAAGTACGACGGTTCGCCGTCGCCGGTTCCGGGCGTCAGCATCGGCCAGCAGAACCGCAAGCCGTTCGGCTTCTCGTACCGCACCAAGGTCGGCAACGACGTCGAGGGCATCGACTTCGGCTACAAGATCCACCTGGTGTACGGTGCCACCGCGGCGCCGTCGGAGAAGGCCCGCGCCACGATCAACGACTCGCCCGAGGCGCTGAACTTCTCGTGGGCGATCAGCACCAACCCGGTCGCGGTCGGCACGGTCGGCGGCGTCGAGTACGCCCCGACGGCCACCATCACGCTCGACAGCACGAAGCTGCCGGCCGACAAGATGACCATGATCGAGGACATCCTGTACGGCGACGCGGACAACGACCCGTCGATGCCGCTGCCGCTCGACGTCATCACGATGATGTCGACGACCACCACGCTGGCCACTCCGACCGAGCCGGCGTACAACGCGGGAACGCACACGATCACCATTCCGGCCGTCACCGGCGTCAAGTACACCATCGACGGCGAAGAGGTCGCCGCGGGCCCGGTCGTCATCACCGAGGACAAGATCGTCGTGGCGTACCCGGAGACGGGTTACCACTTCCCCGACGTCGTGGACACCGACTGGTTCTACGACTTCAGCTGATCTGCCAAGGAGACAAGAGAATGCTCGAGATCGAAGTTGTAATTGACGAGAACTTCGACGAAACAACCAACAAGTTCGTCGTCGAGAAGTCTGTCAAGGTTCGACTCGAGCATTCTCTTGTCTCGGTGTCAAAATGGGAGGCTATCTGGGAAATCTCCTTCTTGAACAACAAGGAGATGACTCAGGAACAGACCGTCTCCTACCTGAAGATGATGATTCTCAACGAAGATCTTCCCCCGGAGATTTTCTCCAAACTCGTAGAGAATCACATCCCGGAGATCAACGAGTACATCGCTGCGAAGCAGACCGCATCGACAGTACCCTCCGGACCGAATGCCTCGCAGGATCGTGAAATCATCACGTCTGAGCTGATTTACTATTGGATGATCTCCTTGGGGATCCCGATGGAGTGTCAGCACTGGCATTTGAAGAGACTTCTCATGTTGGTTCGAATCGTGAACTTCAAGAACGACCCGAAGACGACCAAGATGAGCCACAAGGATCGTCGAGCCTTGAACAAAGCACGTCAGAAGCAATTCAACACCAGAGGCTAAGGAGGTGCGATGACGAGAATCAGTTGGTCGGGTGCTGGCGAACGCGTTTTCGAGGCCGGCGTGGATCGTGGCGTTCTGTACGTCGACGGTAGCCCTGGTGTTCCTTGGATCGGCCTCAAGAGCGTGAGTCACAAACCGTCCGGTGGCGACGCCAAACCCCGATACATGAACGGCGTCAAAATCAGCAACCGAATGGCTCCGGAGGAATTCCAAGCAACCCTCGAAGCCTTCACCTATCCGGACGAGTTCGAGCGATGCGACGGCACATACTTGGGTCAGAGCGGAATGCGACTCAAGCAGCAGCGACGCAAGGCGTTCGGGATGACTTACCGTTCGAAGGTCGGCAACGAAATCGACGGTCTGTCGCACGCTTACAAGATTCACGTCTTGTACAATCTGAAGGCTGAGCCTTCCGAACGAAGTCGGAATAGCTTGACGGACGCTACCGAAGCGATGTCCTTCAGCTGGAACCTTTCGGCTCGTCCACCGCGAATTCCTGGTTACCGACCCACGGCACACTTCGAATTCGACTCGCGAGACGTTCCCACAGCTCTCATGCAGCAGCTTGAGGATATTCTCTACGGCAGCGACACGTCGTCGCCGTCCCTTCCCACTCCCGGCGAGTTGATATTTCTGTTCGACTCGTTCGAAGACCTCGTCTACGACGCTGGTTCGCCCTACACGCCCGTGTTTGTCACTTACGACGCGGGCACCACAAGTACTCCGGTCACGGACACGATCGATGGAGGTGCGCTGTAATGGCGGTCGGCACACGAATGCAACAGCGGCGCGCTACTGCCGCGGAGTGGGACACTTCGAACTACGTCTTGGCGGCAGGCGAGATCGGGGTCACGCTCGACACCGGCATCATCAAAATCGGCGACGGCGTCAACGGCTGGACCGCGCTCGAGCCGGCGTTCGACTCCCAGTACCTTCCGATTCTGGGCAAAGCAGCCGACTCAGAGCTATTGGACGGTGTCAGTGCGGATTTCTTCGTGAAGTTCGCCGACACGGACGTGCTCCCGACCAACAACACCTTCGTCAAGCGCACTGCCGACGGCGGTATCAAGGGTACGGATGCCACGGAGGCCACGGAGCTCACCAGCTTGCAGCAGGTGACATCCCTGCTGGCCTCAAACAAGCAGGAAGCGATCGTTCGTACCGTCACTGCGGACACGACCGCGGCGTTGACGGACATCGGCAAGATGATTTTCGTCGACAACGCTTCGACGACCGCGCAGATCAAGGTCAACATCCGAAAGAACGCGACGGATGCGTTCCCGATCGGATCGTGGTTCGATGTTTGCGCCAGCAACGCGGCCGGCGGAGCGAAGATCATTCCGCTCGCCGCGGATGCCGGCGTCGTGGGACTCTACGGCAAGATCAACGTCATGCCTGGGTGTGGCGTTATCCGCATGCTGAAAATCGGTACCGATCAGTGGATGGGTATCGAAATCAGCTCGGGCATCAAGAAGCCGAGGATCAAGGTCCGCGTCACTGCTGCAGGTCAGTCGTTCGCGACAGCGGCGTTCGTTCAGTTCGACCAGATCGTCACGGCCGAGGGCTACAACCCGGACGATGAATGGTTCAGCATTCCGGGGACCGGTTTGTCGACCGCGCGTCGAATCATCTGCAACAAGGACGGCGAATACACATTCAACGCCAACTTCAGCTTCAACGGCACCTCACTCATGTGGGGTTCCATCTGGCGCATGACGGCCGACAACAGCTCGACTGGTGGCGAAAGCAAGGGCGTGCAGCATCTTCAGCCGACTGGTTCTGTGACTTTCACTCGACGAGTGGCCGCTGGTCAGTCGTTCGGTGCTCGCGTCACCGGAGGCAGTGGAAACACCGGCCGAGCGGACCTGGAATATTCGAGCGGCGACCCGGTCAGCTTCATCATCACGCGGATCGGTGACTAAAAGGAGGGCCGATGTTCTCCTTTTCTTCATCCGGCGACTGGAGTAAGACAACCGCTTTTCTCCAAAAGATGCAGAAACTGAATGTCGATTCTGTGCTGCAATCTGCAGGAGCAAAAGGCGTTGCGGCTCTCGGCAAGGCCACGCCAAGGGATAGCGGCCTTGCCGCGAACTCTTGGACATACAAAGTCACAAAAAGCTCCGGCGGAATTACGATCGACTGGCTCAACACCGACGACGAGAACGGTTTCAAAGTCGCTTTGATGATTCAGTACGGACACGGGACCGGTACTGGCGGCTATATCCAAGGACGAGACTACATCAACCCAGCGATGCGACCCATATTTGATGAGATCGCAGAGACAGTGTGGAAGGCGGTGACCTCAGCATGAGCAATAGCATCGACGAACGCGTTGTTCGGATGAAATTCGACAACGCCCAGTTCGGACCAGGAGCCGCCGCGGTTCTCAAGCAGCTCGACCAGCTGAAAGCCGCGCTGCAGCTGCAGGGAGCCTCCAACGGTCTCAACGAAGTCAGCGCGAGCATGGGGCGGTTCTCAACTGCCGGTGCTCAAGAGCAGGTCGGTACTCTTGCGGCCAAGTTCAGCGCTCTTCAGGTCGCAGCAATCACGGCGTTGTCGAATATCGTCAACAAAGCAGTAAACGCCGGCACGCAGTTGGCGCATTCGTTGACACTCGAGCCGATCATGGCCGGGTTTCACGAATACGAAACAAATCTGAACTCGATCCAGACGATTCTGGCGAACACCGGCCTCAAGGGTGCCGAAGGTCTGCAAAAGGTCAACGACAAGCTCAGCGATCTGAACCATTACGCAGACCAGACGATCTACAACTTCTCCGAGATGGCTCGGAACATCGGTACCTTCACTGCCGCCGGCGTCACGCTTGATGTGGCGACGAACGCGATCAAGGGTATCGCCAACCTCGCTGCGGTCTCGGGATCGAATGCCGAGCAAGCTTCTGCGGCGATGTATCAGCTCTCTCAGGCTCTTGCCGCTGGCAAGGTCACCCTGGAGGACTGGAACTCGGTCGTCAACGCCGGCATGGGCGGCAAGGTCTTCCAAGATGCACTCGTCGAAACCGCTCGTGTTCACGGCGTGGCTGTCGACGACATCATCAAGAAGGAAGGCTCGTTCCGACTCAGCCTGCAGAAGGGCTGGCTCACCAGTGAAATTCTGACGGAGACGCTCAGCAAATTCACTGGCGAATTGACCGCAGATCAGCTCAAGTCGATGGGTTACAACCAGCAGCAGATCGCTGGAATCCTCGAAATGGGTCGCACTGCGGTCGATGCGGCCACCAAAGTCAAGACCATGTCCCAGCTGCTCGACACTTTGCGAGAAGCTGTAGGTTCGGGCTGGGCACAGACTTGGCAAATCGTCTTCGGCGACTTCGACGAAGCTCGATCGCTGTTCACGGATGTTAGCAACACTCTCGGTGGAATGATCCAGAACTCCGCCAAGGCTCGAAACGAATTGCTGCAGGGATGGAAGGATCTCGGCGGACGTCAGGCTCTGATCGACGGCATCTCAAACGCGTTTCACGCGCTCCTGTCGATCCTGACTCCGATCAAGGACGCATTCCGTCAGATATTTCCTGCGACCACTGCCCAACAGCTGTACAACATGACGACCGCTTTCCGAGATTTCATGGCCAAGCTGAAACTCGGCTCTGATACCGCGAATAACCTCCGGAGGACTTTCGCCGGATTCTTTGCGATCTTGGGCATCGGTTGGGAACTCCTGAAGGCCGGAGTCAAATTCTTCTTCGATCTGATCGGGAAGATGACCGGTGCCGGCGGCGGTTTGCTCGCGTTCACCGGCAACATCGGCGATTTCTTGGTCCAGCTGCACGCAGCCATCAAGAGCGGTGACGCTTTCGGCAAGTTCTTCAGCGGCTTGGGCAAGATCCTCCAAGTTCCGATCAACCTGATCAAGAAACTCGCCGAAGCAATCGGCAAACTATTCTCCAATTCTGACGGTGTCGACGGCGTCGTCAACAGCTTCGAGAAGATGACGGCTTCTGTTAGTCCGACAGAGAAGGTCATCAACACGCTGAAGAGTGCGTGGTCTGGCTTCCTGAACATTCTCGATCGAATCGGCGACAAGCTCGCTAGCGTCACGCAAGCATTCGTCCACTGGGCGAAGGGTGTTGGAGAAGCCATCTCCGGAGTCTTCTCCGGCGGTCTGGACTTCGACAGCATTCTCAAGGCAATGAACACCGGCTTGATCGCGGCGGCTGTCGTCATGATCAAGAAGCTGATCGACAAGTTCAAGGACTTCAAGGTCGATGGCGGATTCCTCGACGGCGTCAAGGATGCGATCGAGGGTTTGACCGGAGCGCTCAACGGGATGCAAAACGCCCTGAACGCAACGACTCTCTTGCTGATTGCTGCGGCAATCGGCATCCTGACGCTTGCCGTCATCGGTCTTTCGAAGATCGATGCCGCGGGTCTGACTCGAGCTGGCATTGCGATCGCCGTTCTCTTCGGAGAATTGGCCGGTGCCTTCAAGTTGTTCGATCAAGTTAGCACTGGCTTCTCGGCGGTCAAAATAGGAGTACTTTCTGCGGGATTGATTCTGTTGGCGATCGCCGTCGACATTCTCGCATCGGCCGTCAAGAAATTTTCCGGTCTGAGTTGGAACGAACTCGCCAAGGGACTCGTCGGTCTTGCGGTAACGCTCGGCGTGCTCGTCGTGGCAGCCAACGGTTTGGACACAGCCACTCCCGGAATGGTTCGAGCCGGCGCCGGCATGATCCTCTTGGCCGCGGCTGTTCGAATTCTGGTCTCTTCCGTCAAGGAACTCGGCGGAATGGACTGGGGAAGTCTCGCTAAGGGTCTGACCGGAACCGCGGTGCTTTTGGGTGCTCTGGCTCTCTTCACCAAGTTTGCCGACGCTAACAAGGTCGGTATTCTCTCGGGCGCCGGCATCATCCTTCTGGCTACGGCTCTCAAGATCCTTGCCAGTGCTGTCGGGGACTTCAGCAAATACAACTGGGAACAGCTTGCTAGGGGAATGGCGGCGATTGCGGTCGGTCTCGGACTGATTGTCGGAGCCATCAACCTGATTCCTCCCGGGTCTGTTCTGAAGGCCGCCGGCGTCCTCATCGTCACTGCTGCGTTGGAGATCATCGCTGACGCTGTGAAGAAGATGTCCGGTCTGTCCTGGACAGAGATCGCTAAGGGCCTCACGGTCATGGCCGTGTCCCTCGGCGCGATCGCGCTTGCCATCGGATTGCTTCCGCCGACTTCGATCATCAGTGCTACCGGCATTCTGATCGTGTCTGCCGCTATCGAAATCTTGGCGAATGCCATGAAGAAGATGGGCGGGATGAGCTGGTCGGACATCGCTGCTGGTTTGACTGTGTTGGCGGTCGCTTTGACGCTCATGGTCGTGGCGATGATCGCATCCGAAGCTTCGCTCCCTGGAGCCGCGGCAATTCTGGTGATGGCCGGAGCTCTCGCAATCCTGGCTCCTGTCCTCAAAACATTGGGCGCGATGAGTTGGTCCGACATCGCCGCTGGCTTGACGGCACTTGCCGGCGCCTTCTTGATCATCGGTCTTGCCGGTCTGGTTCTCGGACCGATCAGTCCTTTGATCGTTGCGCTGGCTGCTGGTATCGCACTTCTCGGCTTTGCGGTTCTTGCTGCTGGCGTAGGTGTTCTTGCCTTCGCCGTGGCCATGACGATCCTCGCTGCCGCCGGCGCTGCCGGAACTGCGGCTGTTGTGGCGTTGGTCAAGGGTCTTGCCGATGCACTTCCGTATGTCGCCGTCAAGATCGGCGAAGCTATCGTCGCTTTCGCGCAGGTAATCGCACATGCAGGACCGGCGATGCTTGAGGCGATGACGACGGTGATGGAAGCGATCATCGACGCAATCGTTCGGTTGACTCCGAAGATCCTGACGACGCTGACGACCATGCTGTTCTTGTTCCTGGACAAGATGATCCAGTCGATCCCCAAAATGGTAGATGCTGGTTTCAGAATCGCTACGGGGATTCTGGACGGCATCTCCAAGCGCATCGGAGATTTGATCCAAAAGGGTACGGACGTCATCATCGCGTTCATTCGTGGTGTGACGGACAGCCTTCCGAGGATCACCCTCGCGGCCATCACTTCGGTGATCGCATTCATCAACTCGATGACGGCGCAAATCCGTGCTAGCAGCGGAGCTCTGTCCAACGCTGGTGCGAATTTGGCCGAAGCGTTGATCGATGGTGTGGTGCAAGGGCTCAGCCGTCTCGCAGGTCGTGCCGCGGCGAAAGCCTGGGACGTGGCCAAGGGTATGCTGAATTCCGCTCTCAGTGCCTTGGGTATCAACTCGCCTTCCAAGGAATTCTATTGGATGGGCACCATGATGATTGCTGGTGTGGTCAACAGCTTGGCTGACGGTTCGAAGCACTCCGAGCAAGCCGCGGCCGATGTCGGAAACGGTATGATCAATTCCATGGGCAAGACCCTGGATGGCCTGAGCAAGGTTCTCGGTTCGGATCTGATCGACTTCAACCCGACGATCACGCCGGTGTTGGATCTGACTCAGATCAAGAAGGACGCTAGCGACATCAACAACCTGTTGAGCCTGCCGACGTTTGACGTCAGCGGATCTTACAACAGTGCGAAGAACGCCGGCTCCGGATTCGAAGCGAATCGTTCGGAAAGTGCAGATGGCTCCGGGGGAAGTTCCGGAACAACTTACAACTACACACAGAACAACACCTCGCCGAAGGCTCTCGACGACATCGAGATCTACCGGCAAACGAAGAACCTCATTTCCACGACGCAGAAGGGGGACAGCTAATGCTTGGCTATATCGAGAAGCTCGAGATCACGAATGCCAGGGGCAACGTTCTCTCGCTGCAGATGGAAGAAGACGACGGGCCTTACCAGGTTGCCACCATCGAAGGGTTGGATCCCGGTAAGGCCACGCTCGTTTCCACAACCTACCCCGGACGCGCTGGAGGCACTTTCCAGTCTTCGGCGCGTCCGGCGCGGAACATCAAGATCAAGCTCGATTTCGACCCCGATTTCGACTCATGGACGTACGAAGACGCACGTGCGGAATTGTACAAGTGGTTCATACCAGGGGCGAAGATCAAGCAGCGCTACTACTTGTCGACTGGGTTATATTTGGACATCGATGCTGTCGTGGAGTCCAACGACTCCCCGATATACGACCAAGATCCGGATGCAACCATCTCGCTGATGTGTTACGACCCGGATTTCATCGACGGTCGAATGATCACGGTTTCGGGCAACAGCGTCGACGACACGACCAATACCGAGATCGATTACCCGGGCACCATCGAGGCCGGCACGGTTCTGACGATCCATTTCAACCGGGCCGTCAGCGACTTCACCGTCTACAACATCGACGAGGCTGGCGGGATCCAACAGCTGAACTTCTCCGGAACGTTGCTGAACGGCGACACGCTGGTGATCAGTTCTCTCGACGGAAACAAGGGAATCACTCTGACTCGAGCCGGCGTGTCCAGCTCGTATCTGTACGGACGAACGGCTCAGTCCAGCTGGATCAATCTGTTCGAGGGTCTGAACCAATTCCGTGTTTACGCCGAAGGCGACCCGATTCCGTACGACCTGGAGTATCGAGTGAGGTATGGAGGTCTGTAATGGACATATTCATTCTGGACTCTCTGCTTCGCCCGATCGACATCATCGACCGGTACGAATCGTTCATCTGGACCGAGCGATATGCGTCCAAGGGTGATTTTCAGCTCGTCATCATGGCGACGCCGGCCAACCGAAACCGGTTTGTCGAAGACACAATGCTGTGGATCAACAAGTCCAACAGAATCATGCGAGTGAAGACCGTGAGCGACACGGTGGACGTCGAAAAGGGCGCTACTCTCACGGTCAAGGGATTCGAGCTTTCGTCCATCTTCGAGGAGCGTGTTTCAGCTTCGATCGAGGACGGCGGCAGCCACGACGGCATGCTCAAAGCCGTCACATATTTCAATGGCTGGGATCCGATCGATCTTGTACGAACGATGGTCTGGCGTATCTGCATCGCTACGAGCGGTTGGCAGATCAATCCAGGAGACACAATCCCGTTCCTGCAGGACCCGTACGGCGCCCCTGGGAGCCTATATCCTGCGGACACCATCGCACATCCGACCGACACTTTGGTGTGGGAGCAGAAGCTCGCCAGTTTGTATTCGGCGATCACTGATGTAGCAAAGGCGTATGATTTCGGTTTCCGTCTGTACAAGGACCCGAACGCGTCCAAGTTATATTTCGAGCCCTACACCGGAATCGACAGGACCAGTCAGCAGTCAGTGTATCCGCCGGTGGTGTTTTCAGCAGACATGCAGAATTTGCAGAACACGACGGATTACAAAGACAACACTGCGCATTACAATGTCGTGATCGCCGCCTACGTCTACAAGAACGAGGAAGAAGGCGGCTACCCTCCGGATTTGACCGTCTCCGTGACGGTTTCTGACCCCGAGTTGGCATTTTCCTCCGGGGGGTTCGATCAGAAAACCAAAGTGATCACCATTTCCCAGCTCCCCGATAGCATGGAATTGGTGGACGCTCCGGCATATTTGACGCAGCTGGCGAACGAAGAATTGACTCGATCACGCCCGACCAACGTTTACGACGGGGAAGTCGACCAAAACGCACAGTTCGTGTACGGACGGG